AATTGAGCTGCACTGTTTGGATTTCTTAAACCAGTTAATTCTATAGCTGCAGATACAAGTCTTTCAGTATATTTTGCATTACATACAATAGCCATTTCTATAAGTTTTAAATCTACACCAACACCTCGGTCATTTATCTTTTGGTCTAATTCCCATAATCTCTGTTCTTTTCCTGTAGTAATATATCTGGATAATTTATTTCTTATATCTCTTTCAACTTCAACGTCCTGCTTACAATATAATTTAAAGGTTTCCCATTTTTCCAGTGCATGTTCTGGAAGGTTCCTAGTTCTTCCTCCATTAGACTTAGTTGGCTTACATGGTTTACAGAAATATTGTATTAAAGCTTTACCTTCTTTCATTTTCTGCTTATCTTCTGGAAAATGCATTGCTTTACCTACCATATCAAGTGAACCAGGTAATCCCATAGTATAGGCTTTTACCATAGTGCAAACCCAACTTTCTGGTGGACAATATCTTGGCCAATAATTGTGAATAGCATTTCTTTCAAAGTTTGCATTAAATGCAGTTTTTATAATATTAGGATCGCTAAGAGCATAAAAAACATTACATGGTATTTTCTCACCCTGTGCTAAATCTACAATTTCAACTGGTTCATCATTGAAAGCATAAGCAAATAATAATATTTGAAAGTCAGGAGACTCACAATACTTGTAAGCTCCTGCACTTTTAATATCTACACTGCTATATGTTTCAACGTCTATAGCTAATGTATCCATCATATTAACCTAAGAAGTCATCAGTAGCAGATTCCACAGCTTCAAAGTCATCTTCGGCTCTTGTAAATCCTCCTAATGGATCTCCTTCAGCTAATTTTTGAACATTACCAAGTCCGCAAGCTACTCCCTTATTACCACTAGCACTGTAAGGATAAAAATTAAGTGTTAATCTACCATAGCAGCCACTATATACTTCTGTAGCATCTAATATAGGCTGTACATTTGCATCTACTACACCTGGTTTATTTTTGCTGTTAGCATTTAAGAAATAGCAGTTTGCATAAGCTTCATCATCTGGTCTTTCGCTGTCTCCATCTCTAAGAGGTGTTTTAAGGTTTGGTGGAACTTTTCCTCCCCATTTAACTTTTCCTTGTCCTTTAACTTCTTCTACGGCTTCCTTAATAGCCTTTAATGTTTCTATATCAGTCTTAGAAATTATTACACTTACACTGTACTTAGGTTCATTTCCTTCTATTGCATGTGGTTCAAATAGGTGTGTATAACTTAATCTAACCTTTCCTGTAGTTACTTTTGTTCCTTTTCTAGTTGCTTTTATCATAATTTTCATTCCTCCATATTAGTTTTCTTTTATTTTTATTTCTTTCAATATCTCATCTAACCTTTTGAAACTGCCTGCTTTCAATTCAAAGTATTGGTGTATATCCCTTGACAGTCTCATAAAAAATCCTGAATCACTAAAATCTATATCATTTCTATCTGTGCTATCCTCACCAGATATGTCTCCCGGACATTCAGCACTAATCCATACCTGACCCCCTTTAGTTTTGGTTATAAACATATATTTAGTTCCACCATATGTCCTAGCAATATCTTTTAAATATTTAGTTAAAGGCATTTGAAGTATTATTTTTGTCACCTAGTTATATACCTCCTACTCAAAGTCTGCTTTAGCAGAATTAAACACTGGTCTTTTATCATCTTCAATTACTAGCACTGGTTTTCCTGGTGGTTTTTCAATCAACTTACCAATAAGCTTATTAAGCTCTTTTTTACCGACTAATTTTTCCATGTTAGTTAGGCCCTGAAGTTCTTTTGGTTTATAAATATCAGTATTCAAATATCCATCTTTAAGCAGTATTTCAGCTACTTTTTCGATGTCTGTATATTTCCTATTACTTCTACCTTCAACAAGCTTCCAGCCTTCAAATGCAGCCCCCTGCAAAGCTTGGTCTAGTGCATAGGTTTGTATGTCCTTAACCCACTTAGCTAGTTCATCAGCTTTACCTAAGATGTCAGCAATATCATTTTCACTTAAGGTTTCAGTAGTTCTAAACTCATACTTAGCTAATTCTAAGTTCTTATCAGCTCTAGCCTTACATACACTTTTAGCTCTGCAGAATCCGCAGTGTTCTCCAGCACAAAATTCTCCTTCACCTTTAAAAGCAAGTTGTGCAGTAGGTTTTACAAATTCTTCTGCCCATTCTATAAGTTCATCTGCTGATATTTCATCAGTACTTATAGAATCAAGTCTTGGCTGAATAATAGTCATTTTTACATTTTCAATATCATAGAGAAAACTGAACTCTGCTATTGCTCCTAGTGCGTATAATCTCATTTGTTTATTACCTATAGCTGATACTGGAACACCTTTACCATACTTTAAATCACATATTTCCATAGTTCCATCTGCAATTATTACAAAGTCACCAGTTCCAAAACCTTCAGGTACCCATTCACTAAAATCAAGTCTTTGTTCTACCTTGAACAGTGCATCCTTTGTCTTTGCCTTAGCTTCTGACACCTTCTCTAAGCAGGTATTGACATAAATCTCTACATAGTCGGGCATGTCGGCAGTGAAAAGTTCATGTGCTTCTATCTTCTTAATTTCTGAATTTAATTTCTTTTTAGATATTTCACCTAAGCTGTGTCTTAAATTAAGTTCTCCAAGTTCATGTGCAAGAGTTCCTTCTGCTGCAAACTCACTGGTCTTATTTTCAAATTTCTGTTCAAGTCTTGCACAAGGAGGACATGTCATCCACCTTGATGCAGAACTTGCACTTAATATTGCATGTTGTGCCATATTATAATAATCCCTCCGCTTCTTTATATACTGCTGCATAATTTTCTTCCTTAAGCTCTGGAAGTTTACTAGCACCATATTTTTTAGTTAATTCCTTAGCTTCCTTTTGCTTGTTGGCCTTTATTAATTTAGTGAATACAGCTCTAACCATTTCCTTAGTAATCTTAGACTCTTCATCTTTTGAATCTGCTTCCTTGGAAGTTTCAGTTTCTTTTTCCTTTATAGGTGCTTTCTCTGTATCTACCTTTGGTGTACTATCCCTTTTATCATCTTCCTTTTCAGGTGAATGTAATTGAACTGGCTTAGTTAATTTCACATCTTCTTTAACTTCTTTTTTAGTAGCTTCAACCTTTACTGCTCCTGTACCTACACCCTTTGTTACTTGAGATACTGTTTTAGTACCAAAAGTACTTATAAAGCTTAATAATTCCTCGTTTGAATTGAATTCTGCTACAATTTTCATATTTTCTATTCCTCCTAAATTTTTAATTTATGTTTATCCTAAGAAGTCATCTTCTATAATTTCTATAGACTGTAAATCTTTTAATACTTCAACTAAAAGATCACTTTCTTTTACATCTATGGACCAACTCTTGGTTAATCCATTTCTACTACTTTTACCTTTAAAATAAATTGATATTGCCAAGTTAGTTGTTAGTGGTAAAAACTCAAAAGATACATCTTGCTTTTGTGTAGTAGTAATTTTAATGGCTTTAAGCATGATATCCTGGACTATTTTTAGATTTTCTTCCATTAATCAAGACTCCCTATAATTTTTTAGGTACATCAGGGCCTACATCATAGAGTTCCATTACACCATGAGTACCATATTTTTTATCTTTATATTCAAATACAATTTTGTTATACTGTATCTGCTGACTGATTATGGCACATTTTCTCTTTAACAGGTCAATTATTCTTTTATGAACATATATGGTATTTCCTTCTTTGGTGGGATAAGCTATCTTTTTTAATCTACCCACTAATCAAAACCTCCTAAAAACATCTTTGCTTCATAGGTTTCAATATCTACTTTCTGAACAATCCATTTAGATGCATTTTTAATATGCTGCTTATTTGTTGAGTACCTTGAAAAATAACCTATTGAATACGAATTATTAGTTGGTACTACTAACACATCACCTTCCTTTAAACCATCTATATCAGTTAGATAAAAGTATTCCATATGTTCTTGATAACCTTTAAATTTAATTAGTGCTACCTTATCTTTCACCTTGACCCCCTATATAAATTTGACTTTTGACCTACTTTATATTAAGATAGGTCTAGCGATTTTACCTTTGGCTACTTTTGTAGCTCTTTTTTTTATTGCTCATAATTATCCTTCATTTTCTTAAGTCCGCGTTGCATGATCCTACTTACATAAGATTGAGCTAATCCAAGCTTTTTGCTAACTTCCTGCTGCTTTAGTCCTTGAAAAAATATACAAGTTATTATGTCCTTTTCTCTTTTATCTAAAGAATTAAGAAGTGTTCTTATTTTTAGTGGTAATTTTTCTTTGTCTACGCTATCTAGAACTAATCCTTCATAATTTGTTTCATCAGCTAAAAGATCCATTAGAACAAGTTCATTATTATCTTTATCAATACATACAACTTTTTCTGTGCTTTCCATGTTGATATACTTTCTTGATCTCCTGTTAAACATAAGAATTTCATTATTAACGACTCTTCCAAGATAAGTTGAAAAAGAGTACCCTTTATTTATGTCATAGGAGTTGTAAGCTTTAATAAGTCCTATACTGGCAGTTTGAAATAATTCATCATGCTCATATAATCTATCCCATTTACATGAAAGTTTATGAAGCAACCTTTCATACTGATTAAATACTTCTTCTAGTGTCATAGGCTTTATATCCTTAGAACTAAGCTTAATTAGTTTAGTACATAGCATTGTATTTCTCCTTTGTAGCTAACCCCCCCCCTGATATGCCTTTCAGATTTATTAAAATCTATAACGCCTTTAGCCTGAATAGCAATTTCAGAGTTTATTATGTGTAATCTGTTTGTTATATCATTGTGTATAGTACTTTTACTAACTCCAAAAACTTTAGCAGTACTTCTTATTGTAGATTTTGATTTAATAATATACTTTGCTTCTTCTACAACTCTGTTTCTAACATAATCTGCATAACTCCCACCATTAATCATTTTTAATCCTCCTCTTTTAATTCAAAATATTTACCATCTGTTATTACTGTAGTTACTCCTTGTATGTGTAATAGATGTGCTATTTCTAAAGTAATGCTGTCATTGAGCTCTTTTTTATCAGCCATATATTCTCACTTCCCTTCAAAAATTCTTATTTGAAATTCTCTTTTTATATCTTGCTCTTGTCTTAGGCATAATCCCTTTTTTCCTTAATTCAGATACTTTCTGATTTACAGTAGTAACAGTTCTACTAAGAGCAAAGCTCATTTCATCAGCACCAATTTTGTCATACCAGTTGATTAAATACTCCAGGTCCTCTTTACTCCATAAAGTTCCATTATTCCAGTGGAATATAGAATTGTATTTCATTCTTCCATAATGGTCATATTCAATCTTTAGCACTTTATTTTCACCTCTCTTTAGCGCTTAAAATATTGTTTCTACGTCATTGTAATTTTCATCCAATAGAGTGACATTAAATAATGTTCCGTGTTCTGTTTCAAATTGATAAGCTTCTTCTATCGCTTTTTCATTGGATTCAGCATAAAATACTTCCATGTTGTCATCTTCAAACTCTGCTCTGTAGTTCATTCTTACCACCTTCTTTTTATTTTTTAAAGATCATTACAATTTTTTACACAATCCTAATGCTCCTGGAGATGTCCTTGGAAGCCTTTGATACTTGTCTTTATAGTGGCATTTCTCTTTTAATTCACATTTCCAGCACTCACATTTTTTATCTTCATTTTTATATGCATCCATCATAAAGATTCGCCTTCCTTATATTTTTTAGCCATTGTGGCACTATAGAAGTGAATTTTATAAATTGGAATAGCTTAGACTATTTTTTTTGAAAGGATTACAGTACTCTTCCCTCTTTAGATATCTTCTCTAGCCAAAGAATAAACATTTCTCTGTTGATTAAATATTTAACTCCTATTTTAAAATAAGGGAAGTCAGTATTTTCCTTGTGCATAAGTTCTCCAATTTTGTTTTTACCAATACCACTAAGAGCTACAGCTTCATCAGGTGTTAGAGTAAGTTTTTCTTCTTTTTTTGAAGCTTCCTGCATACCCTCTTTAATTCCCTCTTTTATAATTTCTTTTAATTGTTCTTGAGTAATATTCACTAAATTCCCTCCTTTTACTCATATAGCGTAATTTTAACTTAAAAAAATATTGTCCAGCGAAATGTCTAACGTTCTAGCTATTGAAACCATAACGGGCATACTTGGTTTTTTCCTACCTTTTTCTATATCGCAAATTGTAGAAGTACTTTTTTCTATAGCTTCCGCAAGTTCTGTTTGAGACATGTTTTTGTTTTTTCTAGCTGCTATCATTGCATCTTTGAATTGTTCCTTTACAAGTTCATCCATGTTATCACCTCCATTTCGTTACGCTCCATGAGTAAAGTATAGTACGCATTTAGCGTAATAACAAATCTTGTTTAGAGTTATATTTTACGCTATAAGCCTAAATAATGAGATTAGGTGACCTATTCTTACGCTATCAGCTTATTTGTCTATTTTTCGCCATTTTACGCTTAAAGCAAACATTTACACTAAGAGCGTAAAATAATATAATAGTCTCATAAACAAATGGGAGGTTCCAAAATGAAATTATCTAATAAACTGAGAGCTCTTAGGAAAGAAAATAAATTAACGCTGAAAGATTTATCTTTAAAGAGCGGCATTTCAGTGTCATTTATATCAGATATAGAAAATGATAGACGTAACCCAAGCATAGAAACATTAAAAATTTTAGCTACATCACTAGGAATTTCTGCTGATGAATTCTTAAAAGATGGAATTCCAAATAAAAATATGAATACTCCATTGACTAAGAAAGATGAAAAAGATATATCTAAAGATGTTGAATCCATAATGTCTAAATTAGATAAAAATGAAGATGGTCCTACATATTACAATGGTGAGGAAATGCAAGATGAAGATAAGGAATTGTTTAAAGATGCATTGGAACTTGCCCTTAAAACTATAAAAATAAAGAATAAAGAAAAATATACTCCTAAAAAATATAAAAAGTAACAAAGGGGATGGGGAGTTGCATTTTAAAATTAAAAACATAGTACAAAAATTAATAAAAAAATACAAAACTAACAACATCTATGAATTAGCTGAGTGTTTAAATGTTGTGTTAATAATAAAACCCCTAGGTTCTACAGCTGGTTCATATTTTTATGCCAGAAGAAATAAAGTTATATTTATAAATTCTGCTTTAAATGAATATGAAAGGATAATTGTATTAGCTCATGAAATAGGACATTCTATATTACATAAAAGGACAAACTGTTATTTCATGAAAAATAAAACCCTAATGCTAACTTGCAAGGTAGAGCGAGAAGCTAATATTTTTGCTGCTGAATACTTAATAAGAGACACTATCTTGGAAGATTATGAAGGCTTTACGATTGAGCAAATAGCTAATTCCGAAAATATTTCGTTGAACTTGTTAAAATTAAAGTTTGATTTGCTTTAAGGGGGCGGTATATATGTAGTACGTATATTTTTTATCGGAATATGCATTTATATAAAGGAGTGATCTTTAAATGGCAAGAAAAATAAATACAGAAATTAATGGATCTAAATATTTTAGAGTAACTACTACAATAGGTCGTGATAATGAAGGAAAGCTGATAAGAAAACAATTCTATGGGATATCTCAAAAAGATGCAGAAGCCAAAAAAGATGAATATCTTAATGGTCTTAAAAATGGTCTTAATGTGAATTTTAAGAAGGCTAGTTTAGGTGAATTGATGCATTCATGGCTATTTGAAGTTGTAAGAGTGTCCAACAAAATTAAGCCATCTAGTTTTGAAAGATATGAGGGTATCTTTAGAAATTATATTACTAACAGTACTATTTATGGAATAAAAATAAGTATTTTAAAGTCTATTCAACTTCAAAGATATTATAATAAATTACATGATTCTGGTAAAAGTAGCAATGTTATAAAAAATCTTAATAAACTGCTTAAAACATTTTTTAATTATTGTGTTGATGAAGGATATATTATTAAGAATCCTTGTATTGGTAAGAAAATAGTTATACCTGGTAAAGTGGAGAAAAAAGAAGAAGATCTACAAATATTTACGGATGAAGAAATAAAAATATTAAATAAAGTTTTAAAAGATCATAGACACAGAGCTTTAATATTATTAGCACTTGGAACAGGTTTAAGAGAAGGAGAACTATTAGGGTTAAAATGGACTGATATCGATCTAGAAAATAAAGAATTAAGGGTAGAAAGAAGTGTTAAACAAGTATATATTATTGCAGCTGATGAAACTAAAGAATTTAAAACTATAGAACAAACTCCAAAATCCAAATCATCAATCAGAACTGTTTCCATACCATCTACTCTTATACCTATATTAGAACAACATGCCGAAATTCAAGAGCAAGAAAAATTGAAAGCTGGCAATTCATATGAAAAGAATAATTATGTCTTTTCAACTGAATTAGGCAAAGTAATTAATGCTAGAAACTTGACTAGGAGCTATGAAAGATTATTAAAAAAAGCAAAAATCCCTTATAGAAAATTCCATTCATTAAGACATACCTATGCTACAAAATTATTTGAAAGAAAAGAAGATTTAAAAACGGTTCAAATATTATTGGGACACAGTGATGTTTCAATCACCTCTAATATTTATACCCATGTTATGCCTAAAAACAAAATTAATGCAGCTGAGAAATTAAATGATTTATTTGTATAAAATGCGTTAATTAAAAACTAATGTGTTAAAAGTGTGTTAAAATAAAAATACAAGCAAATTTACATTCCTGCAAATCAGCTTGTACCAACGTTTTTGGTGCACCCAGTGAGAGTCGAACTCACGACCTCCAGATTCGAAGCAAAGCATTTTATAGATTCTTATGATTTTTTATAAATGGCTATATATAAGGCTTTATAGTATATAGGCTTCTATGAGATTTTACATTCATTTAAAACTTGTGCGTTAAAAATGTGTTAAAGCAATTTTGTCAATAAAAGAACTCCAGCTTATAGTTTAAGTTGGAGTTCTTTTATATTATAAATTATTTCTAATAGCTCTATGTAACAATTTACTTCTTAGTTTATTATTATAGGTATTATTTATACATACTATAATAAACCCATTTCTTTTAATAGAATACTGTCCAAAATTATTATAATTACAATATATTAATATTATTTTCTTTCTCTTATATTTGATATTATATAATTTAAATTTATCCATATAAAAATTCCCCCCTAGTTTTTCTGTAAATGTTATGTTGATACTCTAAAACTACTGTCAATCTTTTATCATGTAACCACTTACTGGATAAGTTGATTATACTACCATATTACAATTTTTTCACATTTTCCGTTCGCACTTTTCGACTACCTTTAATTATATTAAATTCCAATTAAAAACATAATATCTCAACGAGAGATATTCTTAATGTAATACGACAAATTTCCACATTTTGTTCGTTGCACTTTTGGAATAACTTATATTAAAATAAATATGTATATAAAAGAATAGATAAAAGAGTGAAAAAAATTGAAAAAAATTTCTTTATACTTAAAAAAATATCGTTTTATTAATGACATATCACAAAAAGAACTATCTAAAAAAATCGGCATTTCTCAAAACCATCTAAGTCAAATAGAAAATAATGTAAGATCACCAAGCATATCAGTGATACTAAAAATATCTAAGATATTAAAAACATGTCCTTACTTATTAATGGATTTATGCTATGAGTGTTATGAAAACCAACATTGTAAATATAAAAATAATTTTTTTGGCTAATTGTGACGTCATAACGGTATGCTATTATTTTTTCATTTTATATAATTTTCCCGAGGTGTTTATATGAATGAAAAAACAACTGTATATATAGAGCCACAATTAAAAGAAGATGTGAGAATTAAGTTAATTCAAAATGGAGACAAACAAAGTTTATCAAGTTTAATTAATGATCTATTGAATGAATGGTTAAAAAGGCAAAAGGAGTAACAATTAAGTTACTCCTTTTGCCTGATATTATCTTTATATGACTGATTAAATTCTTCGAATAAATATTTATCTAATAGAATTATATTCTCATCTAACTTGCTATTCTTATCTGTTATTTGATATATACAAATATCTGCATTTATGTTTAATACAAATGCAGTCAACATTGTAGTTTCATTATTGACAATGCTAAATCTGATAAGTATTCTTTTGCTATGCGGTGTTAATTTGTATAATCTATCTTTTAGCCTTTTCTTAACCTCTGGCATAACAGTATTATTTTCATTAGTATATATTGATTTAAAGTAATTCTTGAGTTTATTTTTAGTATACTTTGTTTTAAGTGCAATTTCGCTGCAACTAACACATGGTTCTTCATTTCCTTCTCTATTTCTAAATATACATTGCTTACACCTTATCTCTACCATATCAATTCCTCCTGAAAGTAAATTTTATCATAGAGATAATTACAAATGGGTAATTTTAAGAAACTACATACATTTACATCAATAGTTAAATATTATGAATAAAACTCTAACATATGTAAATAATATAAATGCTTTTAATTTTTTAAAATCCAACTTCATTTTATAGGTGTAGTTCTTAGAGCTACATCTATTTTTATGTAAACTATTGCAAGCTGAAAACATTTGCAATATAATATTAATGTTTTAGTCTTAACAAACTCTTCAATGCTTATGATGTACCCTTGTGGTGCATCTTTTTTATTTAAATTATCTTTTCCCGGCTTTCCACTGATGACCACAATTCAAGCAAGTTATTATTACTTTATTCTTTCCCATAGAACCTCCTATAAGCCCACCAGCAACACCACCAATCATTCCGCCTACAATAGCCTTCCCAGCTCCAAAACCTTTCTTATTAACTGCTATCTGTGTGCTTTTACACTTAGGGCATCTTATCGGGTTATTATTTAATATAATTTCATAATCTATCGTTTTCTTTTCAAAGAAATGTCCCCAAAATCCTTTTCGTTTTGGCGCTTCATAAGGTGGTTTCTCAGGTATTAATTCCTTTGCAGTATAACCACATTTGCATTCTATAGGCTGTTTTAAGATATATTTATTATCCTGCAATGTACAATCTTTCTTTGGCACTCTATGTATTCCGCCACACATATTACACTGGGCTTTTATACAATCTTCTGTTTCTCTGAAATATTCCATTATATTCACCTTCTCTCTTGTTTAACTACTATAAATTTTAACAAAATATTAGTAATTAGTGAATATATCTTATAAATTAATTTATTCTAAAACTAAGAAATGTATTGATATAAAGAAAGGATCGCTAAGCAAAAAGGGAGGGTAGTGAAACCAAGCATTTAAGCCGGTTTAGCTTAAAGCCAACTAAATATAGGAAAAATTATTCAATGTTATTTAATTTATTGTTATAGGCATACCCAGGAAAAAGTTTTACTCAAACTCTTCCATTGATGCAACTCATGATGTCATTGGAGTTTTAATATATTAGCGTATATTTATATTCTATCTTAAGGAAAAATATATTAACACTGATACGTAAAACTCTTTCATGAATATGCCTTCGCATAACAATTCCTCCTCGTAAAAGGATTACAATTAATTATATTTATTATAAATTTTATTATGACTAATTATATAAAAATAAAACCTAGAGAAAATCCCTAGGTTTAAGATTGTTATTGAGCTTGTTGAACTGTAGCAGCACTCTGAATTGTAGTAAGCTTCTGTTTAAGAGCTGCATTCTCTTGTGTTAACTGGGCACTTTGAGTCTGTACTTGTTGTAATTGAGCTGTCTTCTGTGCTTCTGTCACTGGCTCATGGCCAAGATCATTAACTGCATTTTTGATTGTAGCATCTATTAAGGCCTTTCTTTTATCATCTACATTAATCTTTAATTCCTGTAAGACATTTAACACTACACCCTCGGCAACCTTGGCTCTATCATCCTTAGAGATGTCTTTTGCATGGTATAACTGTTCTGCATTTCCTACGGCTATTTTTGCCCAGTTTTCTACCACATCTAAAATATTTACTACAGGGTTATTAGGTAACACATCATTTGCCACAGCCAGTATCTTATCAGCACTATTTACTACGCTTTGAGCCTTATTTAAAGCTACATCACCATTACCCTTTTTACTGAAATAAGGAATTGCTCCAAGTGTTGTTCCCAGAACTCCAAAAGTTGTTCCTCCGATTGCAAGTATGCTTAATAATTCTGTACTTATCATTTTACATTACCATCCTTTTAATTTATTTTTGATATTAAAAAAGATAACCCTATGAAAAGAGTTATCTTAATAATGCTAATAAGGTATTTCTTCCAACCTCACCATCTGCTACTAAGCCATGAGCCTTTTGAAACTCAATTACTTTACTTTCTACAAATCTGTTGTAGTAATAACCTGCAGGAGTTGCTATGCCTAAAAGTTGACATATAACATCTGTGTATGCGTCATTATGGTAATTAGAATACTTTGCAACCGGTAATTTTTCAAAAGCTTCAATTGACAATGTTCCTGGTTTTCCATCTACATCTAATCTGGTTAATCCAAGACCATTAACTAACCATTGTACCTTTTTAGTTTTATACATGTTATATCCATTCCAAGTACCGTCATTAACAGGTGTTGGCTGTGGAGAAGCTGCTATAGTTGTAACATTTCCTCCAAGAATAGCATTCTTAATTTCTGCTAGTGGATAGTTAGTTCCAGGGCAGTCTGTAGAATAAAATTCTTTATGTCCACCTACTTTACCTATACCGTATTTATTCTTAATATAAATACTTAACTCAATTACTGCTTTCTTTTGTGCTTCCGGCATTGTTTCTTTCATGTACTCACCTTCAACACAAATTCCTATGGAGTGATTATTTTCACCAGGGCAATGAGCACCTGTAGCTCCTTCTGGTCTACCAGTATAGATATTACCTTCCTTATCAATAAAGTAATGATATCCTATTCCTGCCCATCCATTAGCTAGATGCCATTGATGAACCTCTTGTACTGTGCAATGTGAAGCTTCTGCATGATGCAAAACTATAGTGTCAGGCTTGTTTCCATAAGCTAATTGATTAGTTCTAAATTGTAAATTTGAATTAATAATATTCATTTAAACCATATCCTCTCTTATTTCTTTTTTAACTGTTCTAAAACACTAATTAATTTCTGTGGTAAAGGAACTCTTGTTTTACCTATATTCTCTAAAATAGAAATTCCCTCATTTGCTATATAGAAATAACAAACAAGGGAACGGAAAACCCATACATTATCATTTATTAATCTATCTAAGAGCACTCCGACTACAACTACTATTAAGATAGATATTTTCTTTGCTATACCTTTATAGCCAACCTTACTATTTAATCTATTTTGATATACCGCACCTATAAGACCAGTTAAATAATCTATAAACATAAACCAAAACAGTACTCTTAAAGGAGTATCCCACCCACCAAGAATATACGTAAACACACCTCCTATCCCCGCTGCTATACCATTAAATATACGTCTTTTCACATTGCACCTCCTGAATATAATAAAAACACCTACTTAAGTAGATGCTATTGGATAACTTATATTTATTGCACTTGCTAATACTTCTAATGTTTTACTAGCAGTATTAATTTTAAAATTTCTAGAATTATTTATAACATTCATATCTTTATCCAGCGTTACAGAATCCAAAATTAAACTTAAGTCTGTTGCGTGATCCCCAAAGAAAACATTTAATTCCTGAATTCCAGTAGCTAAAGAATATATATCCCCATTACTTTTATAATAGAATATGGTCATTTTATTTTCCATTTCTTCTAATGATGGCATTTAATTCACTTCCCTTCTAAGCTATTACTATATATTCAATATCCACATTTCCATTTTGATTAAATGTCCATGTAACACCATCAGCATTTTGAGTGGCTTTTACAATCCATATAGTCACATCAAAAGTTCCATTAGTATGGTTTTCCGTGCTTTGTAAACCTTGATTTGTTAAAAATGTACCATCACAATCATAACTTTTAATAGTTACTGTCACAGTAAAATCCTTCCCTTTAAACTCATCAGGAAGAGTTATTGTTTTCTTCTCATAATTAGCAATAGTGGCAGCTCCTTTATAGGTTAGATAATGATAAGTTTTTTTAGTGATACCATTTATATGTTGCAAACCATCTGCGGATATTTTAGTTGATGTTCCATCAGTGTGTGTATATTGTGAATAATCCTTAGTATGTTTTGCTGTGTCACCAGTTTTGCCAAGAGTGAAAGTTTGGCCATCAAAACTATAATCTCTACCAACTAATTTTAAGTCAGTACCATCAAAATATAAGTGATAGTCTGTAGTGGAATTTCCTATGAGAAGAGTCCCCTGATCTAAATTAAAAGTAACTTTACCCCCAACTAAAAGCCCTGCCACAATAAGATCTGCTACAAAGCCCTTGCCAGTTCCAAAGGTTCTCCAGTTCCAAGTATTACCTATCTTGTTAGCAGCTATAGCAAAAATACCAGGCCCTAAATACATAGCTCCATAATCTGGACTGGTTGCATCTGTGTTTTCTAACAAATAGCCTTTATCTTCTAATACTTCTGCATGTTGATAAGCTCCACTAGCTAATAATTTATTTTTAAGAGTGTCTATTATCCCCTGCAGGAAGAAAGTATTAAGTTTTCCCTGTGCTGTTAAAACTGCATCTAATGCATTGGCAGCACGTTGCATATTAATTTGTCTATCTGTTAAGGTTTCAAACTTATTATCTATAGTAAGAGTTGAATTCCAAGGTTGTAGTAAATCCTCGTCCGTTTCAATAACAGTGAACCAATCATTTATATTCATAACTTCATTTATAACTTTATAGTCATTTCCAACTACAAAATCATCTATATTAAGGTTTAATACGCTTAGATTTAAGGCAGTAATCTGTAATTTAATCTTAGCTTTCTTGGCATTATCCAAGTATTCCTGTCCTGACGCTTTAAGTGCATTCACATCTGAAATATCTTTTAAATCAGCTATCTGTTCTACTATTCCAACCTGTGCTACCGTAGTGACATCTTCTAGGTAGTCTTTACCGCCATTAACTGTTTCTATGGTTAGGTTATCTTTGCCTACTGGAATAACTCTACTGGCTATATTGGTAACGTCATTTTCAATCATCATATCTTTCATGTTGTAGCCTAAATGAATGGTTGTAGAGCTTTGCTGGCCTATAAGACCTGTGTAGTCTAAATACCTTACTCCATTTTCTTTTCTGACGCTTAAAACACCACCAAATTTATTTACAAACTTATCTATTATAAAGTTTAATGTGTTCTCAAAATTAGTCTGTACAGCTAAAACACCAGTGACATCTACAGTTCCTAATACAAATTTCTTATCACTGGTAACATGCCCGTTATGGCTATCTATAAGAAGTTGTAGGGCATCTTTAACTGATAGTCCTGTTAAATCCCAATATCTAGCTCTAGTATCATTTAAATACGCAAGTTCTCCTTCACATGTAACTTCTTTATAGAATCTTCCTTGGTTATCCATTCTATTTGGAGAACTTAAAACCCTACCTTCAAACCTAACCTCATTATTTCTAGTATCTATAACTTTGATTAATGTAACTAAGTCATATATTTTATTAAAACCTGGATTAAATTTAGGAATAGTAAGGGTTAGTTTTTTGGCTACAGATTTTTTACGGTTTAATTGTAGCTTTGTAAATTTAGGTGTATTTTTATCTGGTGCAGGATAATGCACAATAGTTTGTTCTGTACCGTTAATTAAAATTACTTTATAAATAATATCACCCCCTTTTTGAGCATTAAAAAAGAGCTTTAGATTTCTCTAAAACTCTTTATAAGTTTGTTGCACCCTATTATCCTACTATAAATTAAGCTAAATTCTCTTTCGGTATACTTGTTTTGTTAATGCTCTTGGTTCTAAATTTATATTTAGTAAATACTTCATATATTTCTGCTTCTACGGGTGTAGCAATCATTAAAATAAATGGATTATAAGCTAAATCTAGAAAATGATGTGCTACCATGCTATTTATTGCAATTAAACCAATAATCAATGGTAATTTAATATTTCCATTCTTAATATGTCCCTTGCAGCCCAACACAAGTAATGTACATATTGTCAAAAGGAAAACCGTCCCATTTCTTAGAGCTATTAGAAGATATGAACAATCTATATAAAAATAATTACTAATTTGTTCAACAGCTCCTCCGTTTCCAAACATAGTTATTGGTTGACCAAATAACGAAAATCCATATGTGTTAATTCCATAACTACCTAAAGACAATCTACCTGAAAGAATTTCATTTAAAAATATAAGTTTATCGTTATATTGATTATGATTATATGCAAGTGTTGCACCAATAGAAATAACAATACAAATTGGTAACGAATAAACTAATAAAGCTTTTGAAATTTTACCAAATTTAAATTTAGATTTAATTCTAATCCATAAGAAGACTAACGATGTTAAAATGATACTTATTGTATCTAGTCTAGCATCACAATATTTGAATACAAATATTCCTAAAAATATAAATGTTAAAATATCAAAATATGATACTTTCTTTTTTTTAATATAACAATACGATAGAATTAAATAAAATATATGTGCAGAAAAATCGGTAGTATATACAATACCAAATGACTCTCGTACTGTCCCATCTAAACGTAAATATTGTAAATTTTCTATTATTCCTAATTTAGATGATATAATTGCAAGTATAACTATAAAAGTAGTTATACTAAAATAACTTTTTACGATTTTTTTTAATGATATATTTTGAGCTCCTATTAGTATTACCGTTAAAGCTATAACATCAAAGTACTTTGAATAAAAATATATTAAAAGTGCACAAAATCCCAAGACCATATATATTATTATTCGTTTAAATGTATAAGTATTAAATGCAATTATTTTTACAAATACAATACTTACTGCAAAAATATGTAATAATGTATATATTGAATTAGGTATATGCGTTGTAAACATAGTTGTCTTAAGGACATCTGAAATAATATATATAGAAAATCCAATTATATATATTATTTCAGATAGACTTTTTTTGCTGATTGAACGGTGTGTCATATAAATTTCTCCCTTTTATTGTTAATATTTTTTAATTAAATCTCTATTCATATCTGTGAACATCATTTGTAACATATTATACATAATAACATAATGTATAATTACAAACAATTTATGAATCAAAATTTAACTTTCCTCATGTTTGTAAAAAGAAGATTTATAATTGCACTTTTTTTAATTTAATCTATTATAAAGTATAACTAAAATTAGCCATAACTCTAGTAGCATTTAATACTCCAAAAAGCTGAATACTACCATTATTATAGAGAAAACCATAACCACTTTGGATTGTACCTCCAGGGGTAAAAGCTACAGGAAACGAAACATTTACTGAAGGTTTTATATTGTTAGGCACTGTTCCCAATGTTGTTCCAGACGTTAAAGCAACGCTTGATGTTACATCAAATATGACATTGACTAAATTATCTCCATGAACAGTAATAAAAGTTTGGAAATTAGCTGTCGTTGATAAATTAGTGCCTAATGTAATACTGTTACTTTTATCAGTAGGTAATACATTATATGTTAATATACTATCTTGGGAATTTATAAATGAACTTACTGTAAATGGTCTATATGATAAAGGTATTATATACCCTGCACCTAAACTTCTTATTAAAAATACTTCTATATAGGAATAATAATTATAAGCATTTCCATATAATATTAGATTTATTCCATCATTATCCAATTTCAACTGAAATAAATTTGATTTTCTTTCTATACGCCATTTTGTATTATCTGAATTTGAAATTATAGATACTAATATACTATCAAAGTTACCATACCTGTCATAACAAATAACTCTAAACAAATAATTATTAGAATCAGAAACAATTATTGGGTTAGCTCCTGCGTTATATAAAGGTACTTTTAACAATGGAGCATATAATATATTATTATTACCAGAGGTTACTGGGGCTGTTGAGCATAATCGTCTTTGCATAGTTGTCATACTAGTATCAATTAATTTTGTATTATAACCCATAACTATTACCTCCTATATAATGATTTATTAATTTATTTGTATTTGCATTATTTGTTATCCCATACCACCACCATACTTGTGCAATCATCTCAGAATTTAAATACTCAAATAATCCTAACATAAACATGGACTGAACCAATCCGTTTTGTAAAACCATATCCTCAGAATTCCAAGAATAGTTTTCTGGTTTTGACAAAGCAACATAATAGTCTTGTACACCACATTCTGAAACTATAAATTTTGCATTTGGATAGGTATCAACTAAGTATTTAACTTTATCCATAAAAGTCTGTGATAGCCAACCATTTAAACAATCTGAATATGTTGAATTATTTCCCTTGTTTGTAAGTATAGGATAAAAGTTAATTCCTATATAATCTAAAATAGTAGCTATACCACTAGGCATATTAAACCATTCTGTATCAACATTTCTTGTGGTTATTCCAACTTTATAACCTAATCCTTTTGCCGTGTTAATACAATTGATAACAAATGACATGTGTCCACTATCATTATAAATAATGCTAAATTCATTCATAACAGTAAATATTGGTATACTGCTATTTTGATATCTAGTTCCAATGCTTGTTATAAATGCTAACCATTGTGATTGATAATTACTATCTCCTGCATCTGTTATTTCAGCTTGCGTAAAATTATTGTGTAGTTTAATACAATTAACTGTCATATCATTTGCTTGTATTTGTGATATGCCATAATCAATATCTAATAAAGTTTCACAAACATAAAATAATTTTGTATTATAGTTATAAGCAATATGAATTGTTACAACTATACCTTCTACACCGGCACTCTTCCAACCACTAATATCAGTATCCATTGAGCTTCTGCTATGTGAAGAATATGAACCATAGTTATCGTTGTTTTGTCCCCAGTAAGTGCTTACACAAAATTTTGGTTTAAATATTCTATCTGTGAATTTAGTCGTCATATCTGCCAAAGACGCACTATGTGCATCCAATCTTTCACCTAGATGTCCATAGGTTATATTGTTCACATTATCATGTAAACTATCTATAACCTCTGTACTTTCACTAGAGCCACTATTTGCTATTATATTATCAACTCTACTACTAGCATTATCTGCAGTATTCTTAGCTGCATTGGCTGTGGTTACAGCATTACTTGCAGTTGAAGAGGCGCCATCAGCTATTCCCTTATTTTCATTAATACCTTTTGATATAAGCTCTCTCATTTTCTTAGCACTTGATTCATTTAATATATCATCTGCATAGCTCACTATAACACCACCTTTCTAAAGCTAAAGTTAATAGTTCCATTTCCAGTAATATTTATCGTATTAGCACCAGTTAATAGCCTAAATAAAGGATCATTGGAATTGTTTTGACTGAATTTAGCAGTATAAGAATTTAAAGTACATGACATATTGGCTGAGACTACTACATCTGGCGCTACAGGTTTCCCAGGATTGTAAATTGTTACTGTTTTACTGCCACTAACCGTAAATGTAGTGTCTTCTATATAATCTGGAAGGTCAAAATCAAGGTCATCCCATAATAAATCACTATAGAGGTCTATTCCTTCTGCAAAAGGCTCACATATAAAAATTACAGTGCTTTCACCATACAGAAAAGTTTCCTTCCACGTAGGCTCTTTTTCAACTTCTGCCATAAAATAAATGCCGGGCTTATCATCAAACTGTAGTTGACTTTGCCCGACATCATATATCCATCTTAGGAACTTATTATATTTTGATTGTAGATTTTGTTTAGAAGTACCTCTAATACCAAATTTACATTGTATTTGCCTGTTGTCATAGACTATCTCTCCACCACTGCCAACGGTAGAAAAATCATAGCTACCATTCATAAAAGGTACGGTGTCTTTGATTTTCTTCTTTGGTGGAGGTAATAATGTTCTATCTACAAGTCTTATATCTTCATCTACATCTGTTTCTTTTTTACCATTAAAGGTTATCATAGGCCATACCTCCTAGCTTCATATTTTGTATTTCTACCTTGCTTATAGTCATAAAAATCATGAATCATATCTCCATCAAGAAATATCTGAATTATACTTGGTTGAGAACCACTATTATTCATTATATCCTTTGTATCTTTGGCATTTGCAATAGCTTCACCACCGCTAAGATCAAGTAATTCAGGGCCATTTTCACCAACCAAGGACAATCCTGGTGAAGCTGATGGTGTACCACTAGCATACATTCCACTTAATACGGGACTTAATATAGGTGAAAACGTACTTGATAAATTAGAGATTCCATTCCAAATACCAGAAAAGAATCCGCCACCTGAGTTTTGAGTTTGAGCTGCTTGTTGACGTGCTGCCGCAGTCTTCTCTATCTCCTGACGTTCAGCCTGTTCATTATTTATAACAGCTTGAAGTTCTGCATCAAGTGCAGCCTTAGCAGCTTGATACTTTGCGTTTTCTGTAGCTTGCTTATCTGCTAGTGACTGGTCTAATATTTTCTTTTGCTTTGCTGCCCAACCATCTAAAGCATCAGATTCTTTGTCAAGAGACTCCTTTGCGGCATTGTATTTTAAATTTTCAGCAGCCTCTTTAGCTTTTCTTTCTTCCTGAATCTTATCTATTTTTGCTTGGGTATCTTTATCTATCATGGCCTTTTGAGCTGTTAGACTTGTTTGCATAGCAGTTTTCTTATCATCTTCAGCTTTTCTTATCTGATCTATTTGTTTTTGTAAGGCTGTTTTCTGAGCCTCAGCCAAGTCTTGGTCTTTACGTTTGTTAATATCTTTCTCAACATCAGCTATTTGACTTTGAAGTATAGCTTTTTCAGTAACACTATTTGCAGAATCCATTTGAGCTTGCAAAGTCCTAAGTTTTTGGTTATCCTTTGCATTTTGGTCCGCTTCATCATCTTTTTTAGATTTATCGTCAATAGCTTTAATCTGTGCATTGATAGAATCAATTTGAGCATTAGTTTGATCATCTAAGATTTTAGTTGCTGCATTATAGGCATCTTCCAAAGCCTGTTTTTGTTTATCTGCATCATCTTTTACCACATCAGTAAGAGAATGTGAAGTTTCAGCTGCTACACCATAGTAATCTCTAATGCTTTGTATCGCATCATTATGTTCATCGTCTAGTATCTGTTTTCTTTTTTCAACAGCATCTTTCAAAGCTTTTTCTTGAGCTTGAAGTCCTTCAACCTGAGCATTATATTCTTCTTGAATACTATTCAATGTTTTAGAATGACTATCATTTAAAGCATTTTCTTCATTATTAATAGCATCCTTCTTTTTTTTCGTTCGATCATCAAGCGATTTAATCTGTGCATCTTTTTCTTTATTACTATTTTGTATTGCTTTTTGAGTGGCACTATCTTGGGTGGACGATGTTTGTCCTAGTACTAATTCATAGCCAACCAAAGCACTAACTATCGCTCCTATACCTATTACTAGCCAAGTAATTGGTGATGCCATTTGAGCTGCATTTAAAATTAACTGTGCCAATGTGGCTCCTTGCGTTTGCATTTTCATTACTGAAAGAGCCAAAGCAGTTTCTCCATATCGTACAGCACTTATAGCAAGTAAAGCATTTTGCACCTCTTGGACTATTATTAGAGTTGCAACAGCAGTCTTATAAGCCACAAACCCCATAGTTATTCCACTTATTACAGCCAAAACCTGTTTACCATTGTTGGTTATAAAGCCAAATAAATTACTAATTAAACTCCCAATGTTTGTAATTGTACTAGCAATTTCAGGAGGAAATAGTTCATTTAACACACCTTTAATTCCACCAAACTGCATAGCATCCCTAACACTATCCATCTTTTTAATTAAAGCTGGTAATATATTATTAGTTAAATCATCAAATGCAGGCTTCATGACAGCACCTAAAGTCATTTGAGTATTATCCTTTAATGTAGACATAAGTCCTGCAAAACTCTTAGATTGTTTATCCATCATATTAGGGAATCTTTGTTCCATACCATCTATAAGTTGCTGCACTGCTCTATCTGCAGGGATAAGTCCTTGTTCACTTAATTTCATTACCTCAGCAGTACTTTTCCCCATTGCCTGAGCTAGAATATTCCAAGCCGGAACTCCCACGTCTGTAAGTTGCATCATGTCCTGAGCGGAAACTTTACCTTTTGCAGACATTTGTCCAAGAGCTAATGTTATTCTATTAACACCTTCGGCTCCTACACTTAATCCACTAGCAGCATCACCTATCTTTTTCAAATCATCTGGAATATGTGCGGTACTAAAACCAAAAGCCTCCATCTGTTTTGCTGCATTTGCCAATTGGGGAAATTCAAAAGGAGTATCAGCCGCCATTTGAGATAATGCACTTATCAAAGTAGTAGATGTTTGAATACTACCAGTCATAGCTTCAAAAGCAATCTGACTTTGTTGTATCTGAGAATTAAATCCTAGAGACATATCCCAAGCACCTTTAATGCCTTCCTTCATGGCATCAAACATTCCCATACCCACAGAAAATTGAAATGCATTCTTCAAGAATCCTACAAAGCCATTACTATCATTCTTAGCATCATTCATACCTTTGTTAAAATTGCTTTTATCAAGGCCTAGGCGTACTAATAATTGTCCAACTTCCAAGATATCAACCTCCTTTCTTATTTTCTGATTTTAATACCTGTAGCAGTTTTAACAACAGAAAATCCATTCTTTTTAGCCCATTCAATCCATTCCTGCTCTGATTCATTAGCATCTTGATTATCTTCTATAGGTGTTTCATCTTTATTGATATTCTTTTCTCTATAAGTTGGATATTCACCTATAAAAGCCTCAATGCTTGGTAGATCATCTAGTTTAACACCTGTTATTCCATTGATGGTCCATCTCATTACCTTAACAAGTCTAGTCATTTCTATATAATATTTTTCTTCATTTTTAAAGGCTAAGAAGTCAGAATTTAATAATCCATAGAATTCATTAACAGTTAAATCTTCAATATCTCTTTTTTTATAATTTAGTTCTTTGGCGAAGAAGATAAGTATCTCTGTGCTAAACTCAACAAAGGCATAGCTACCTTCTTCGCTCCTGTAAAATTAGCATCTAAAAACGCATTTACCAAATTTTCTAATTCAGAAGGATAAGCTTCATCCATATCAGCACTTCTCAACTCTGGGAATACTACAGATACTTGATTGTAGAATAAATCTTTAATTTTTTCATATAAAGCAGAAGGCTCAAGTTTCATTAAGTCTTGATTTATACCTAATGTTATTGCTAACTCCTTAAGTTCCTTTATTTTTCTTTCTCTTACTACAACGTTAATTCCGGCTACAGTTACATTTTTAGTTCTCATTTAAAATCCTCCTTATGCTGCTAAAGGCATGTTTAATTTGCCATCACCAGTAAATTTAAAACTAAACTTAATTAAATCTTTTGTCTGTGTATCAATATCAAGCTCAGAAATATATGCATTACCTGTATATTTCTCTGAATCCTTAGACTCATCTACAATAAGGCTTAACGAAATAAGTTCTCCATTGGCAATGGCTTTTTGAATAGCTTGCTGGCCAAGTTTATCATCAGTGACATTCCAAGATCCATCAACTTGACCTGACCAGTCCTTAGCACCGGGAACAGAACTATTCCATCCATCATCACCAAAATAACTAGCATCAATTAGAGCTTGCTTTATATTAAGTTTCCATGCACTCATTTTTGAAATTATTGCTCCATCAGTTACCTCTACCCATTTGCCTTGTTCAGTTTCATCAAAAGTAGCTCCAGAAGTGTGGGCAATAGAACAAACATAATATTTGCTTGCATTACTTATTAAGTCACTTATTGCATAAGCATGACTTGCCTGAAAAGCGGTCGCATCTGTTGTGTTTACTGGTATTCTAACATTACCTTTAATACCTGTTTTAGTAGTCATATTTTACCTCCTATAATTCTTTAATTATTTTAAAATTACATGAAAATTCCCATCTATTATTACTATCACGCCCTAAAGGTTCAGGGCTTTGCATAGCTTGAATAAATGGGAATATATCACTGTTTCCATGTAGATATTTATATATACTTTGAATTCTTGAATTTGTTTCAACCTGTGAAGTACCTCTACACATTACTTGGAAAGTTGGTGATTCCTCTGATGACTTATCAAAATTCAGCCCTGGCTCAAATCCACCTGTCTGATAAAGCGTTGTACATATATCCGGTGAACTTGGCATGGAATTATAAAATAAATCTACTGCCGGAGTTGCTATATTTTTACTTTGCAGAGCTACTCCTATTTCTTCTAGCATAAAATCACCTACCCTAAGTGGTCCTTATTTGCTTGTGCAATATGGTCAATATATTTTTGCGAATTAGCTTTAAAAGGATCTTCGAGGTATTTTGCTTTACCACCCTTGAGATGCTTAAATTCTAAATGTTCATGCTGTGTTGCTGCATATTCAACCGAAAAGCCAACAGTTCCCTGCATGATTTCTTCGTCTTGTGCATTTCCAATCACGTCAATATTACCATCTTTGTCACCCTTTGATATGGTAGTTCCATTCACAGTACCTGAACTTGAACCTCTCAAATCTCCAAATTCTACAGGAGCCTGTTTTACTGATTCACCATGTAAACCTAGAACAACATCAGTAAAAGCCTTATTATTTATTTCTCCCATTTCTTTAAGAGCTTTGTCAAAATTCTTTTCAAGGTCTGCTAATCCATCAATTTGTGTCCATTCTTTATCACTCATATCAACACCTCATATGCTTCAATGATATCTAGGCCATTCATACTATTTATAGTAAGTATCTTTCTGCCGTCAAGCATATCATCATAACCAGGTTTATCTTTCATATTAATAGTCGATGTAGAAGTTACCTGTTCCCCTTGTTTGTTAGTTGTAAGCCTAATTTTATCAAACTTGAGACAAGGAGTATTGACAACTTCATATTCCTCCTCATCATAAGTATTTTTACCAAGAGACTTTTTCCAAGCAATCATAGTATTAAAATAATCCTCTATCATTCCATTCTCACACTCCCAAAATAAGGCTTCATAAATTCCATAGCTTCATGAGAATATAGAATTGAATTTTTACCATTGCCATAGTTCTCACTCATTCCCCCATTAAAACTGAATGATTTTACACCTTGTCTTTGCAATTCTATACGTTTAGAAACTCCTTTCAGTAAAGCAAGAGCCTCCTCACAAACTGCATTTTTAACATTCTGACTTACATCAGTTTCAAAGTACCTAGGAAACTCTAAAGGCTGAGAATATATTTTTTTAATTCCCATTACTGGAACATTGTCTATTCTACTACTTGCCGTTATGAGAGCTTTTGACTTATCTTCTTGACTAGCATTAGTCCATGCATCAGAATAAAGCCTATTATCAAAATAGGCTTGTGCCTCATCAACATCAATATAACTATTAGTTCCTACTATCAAAGCCATAAAATCACCTCGCTATTTTGTTTCAGCTGGTGCAGGATTTTCAGTCGCCTGAACTTCAGTATCTCCAGTAGTATCTATTTCCTCATACTTTAATTCTTTGAGTTTAGATATTACTTTCTTATCGGAAGTTTCAGCTTCTCCATTTTTAAATTCACATAAAACTTCATCTTTATCTTTGTTCCATACAAGTCCATAACCTTTAAATTTAGCCATCTTTCTCACTCCTAACTATCAATATATCCTGCTGCTCTTAACTTTGCTAAGAGAGCATTAAAATCATCTTTAATCGTCGCAACATCAGCTGCGACACTATCGGTTTGACTTGGCATTACCAGTGTTTGTTTAACACTAGGTGGTATTGCTGGATGATCTTTTATTTTTGGTTTTGGTGTAGCCATCTTAATTCCTCCCTATGACGTAGCTAATCCTGTAATAGTTCCGTGCAATGCTATATCTCCATGAGCAAGACCAAATTGTCCAAATATCTGTCCATCTTCAGAAGCTCCAGCCTTGGCAAGTGTTTCGTAGAAGAAGTTACCTTTTTCAGGTACAGGCTGAAACACTGGAGCTATTGCAGACATTTCAGACGCAAGTATAGTATCTGTTGGCATAAATCTACATAAAGCTATTCCTATGTTTCCAAAATCAGTTTCTATTTGTTTGATGTTAACACCACCAATATTTCTGTCCTGTGGTGCGAAACCATAAAGACCTGATATGACTTGTTTTTGGAAACCATTAACCCATAAAACCATATTCTTAAACATTGCACCGTTACTATACATAGTTCTAAATAAAGTGTCCATTAAAGATTTGCTTAAGCTTGCTCCTGCCGCTGCCACTGTACTGCCAGTAGAACATAATGAAATCATACCTCTTGTCTTATTTGCCACTGTTGCGCTTGTAGAGACTTGATAAACACCATTAAGGCAAGTATATTCAATATCCCTACCGATTTTTTCAAGGGATCTGGCAATCTGAAAGTCTTTTTCAGAAGGAGCATTATTCTGTTGTCCTGCTGTATTAAGACCGCTCATTCTTCCAGCATTACTTAATTTAACATAAGAAATTGAAACTTTTTCCTGAAATATTTGAGTTACATTTGTTTTCTGATCCCTAGTATATCCAATCGCAGTTGGAGCAGTTAAAGAAGCTGTTTCAGTTATTCCGGGTTGTGCTGCTGCTGGCATAGTGTAGGTTGAATCTACTGGAAATTCAAAGTTCTCAGTTTGTTTTCCTCCTGTAAGTCCACCAATCATACTTAAGAATGGTGTATTAATCATATCTGCTGTAAATAATTCTCCGGCATAGTTTGGCAGATTCCAAACTGTACCTTGACCACTAGCGTTTGCCATATAAAATCATCTCCTATTTTTTATCAAATAATTTATTTTTTATAGAAATTGCCAAAGGCAAGTTCCCACTTTTCAAAGCATTTTGATATTCTTCATCCAAGTTAGGAACATTACTGTTCGTTGCTCCTGGAGGATTACCTCCACCATTTCCAGGGATTTCAGCTTCAAAAAAATCTTTATAGTTTTCTTGTAAACTTGGCAATTGCTCTTTTATTCCTGTTGTATTCCCAGCTTCATCAACATTACATTTTGAGATGTCAATTTCTTTAGCAAGCAAATCTGGGTATTTAGCTTTACTTTCTATTAAAGCCATTTTTATTGCATTTTTTATTGTTATATCTTTGATTTTGCCATTTAAAGCTTCATTATCACCTTTCATAGTTTCAATCTTTGTAAGTAAATCCTTATCGCCACCAGCTGACTTTTCAAGGTCTTTAATTTGACCATTTAAAGTACCTACTTGAGTTTTATAGGTTTCATTTTGAGCATTGATTTCATCAAATTTATTCTTGGCAATATAGCTTCCATCAGAAACAACATCAATTTTGTTTTCTCCTAATTTTTCAGTAACTTGGTTGTATAATTCTTCACCAAATATTTTCTTTAAATCTGCCATTTTACTAATCTCCTTTCATTATTAAAAAAGTGTAAAAATAAAAAGCCTTATTTCTAAAGCTCTACTTCTTCCCAATCTTCTGCTAAACAATCATTTATACTTGGAACCCATGTACTAATAGTTCCGTTAATATTTTTTATAGCTAAGTATGGACTATAATTAGCATATTCTCCAAATTCTTTTTTAGCTACATCTGTTATAGTTTTATAAGAATTCTCTGGGACATAGTATACAAACATACCTTTACCATTCCATCCTTTACGGGTAACTGCTTTACCATGCTTTAATAATTCTAGTGCGTAGCCAAAACTATTTTTAACACTTACATCTACTGTAGTTCCTGTAATCTTTGATTTTTCAGTATCTTCACATATTCCATTACTATCCTCGGGCACAAATACATGCTCATAAGTTTTTTCGAATATATCTGGTTTACATGGATAGATTTCTCCACTAACACCTTTTATAATATAATCACCCACACTTGCTTCCATAGTTCCTTCCAAGGTATCAATATTGAATCCTCCAGATACTAATTCTCTTATTCTGCCTGTCTCTAATGCATTTTCAAACCATTGTGGCATTTTGCCATGATACGGACGATATGCTTCAACTACAACAGGCCTCTTTCTATACTTAGCCATTATAAACCCACCCTCCTTTCATGCGATTTTATAAACTCTGACAATTTTCCTTCACTTATTGCCTTTAAAAGCTCTTTATCAAATTTACCCGTAATTATACTGTTGGCATCAATCATTTTATCTTTGAATATCAAAGGATTATCTTTAATGAACCCATAAAGACCTTTACCAAGTTTTTGAGTTTGTTCTTCAGATAAACCAATATCAAAGTTATCATCAATGCCATGTATTACTTCATGAAATAAAGTACAATTAACTTGGTCCGTACTATACTTATTAGCAATATTTATAATACCATCATCAAACTTTATGTTCCCATAGCAAACAGCAGTACCATCTATAACATCTCCGTCAACTTTATTTATCTTATAATCTTTAAATCCAATCTTTACACTTTCAGGAATATTCATTTATCCCTCGCCCCCTTGTCTTAGACTTCTATAACTACTCAATAAGTTTTTATATTTTTCACTATCTGAGTTTTTGATTCTTCTAAAACTAGCAAAATTCTTAGGTGTATCACCTGGCATTGATAATTTATATCTTTGATATTGGTTACGGTCATTCCTAAGTTTCACTTTTTCCTTTTGCTGCTTATTATAAGTATCTAAAACCTTTTTATCTTTTTCAGATAACTCAAAAGGTCTGTTACTAAATGCTAGATCTTTGGCAAAATCATCTGCTAAAGATTCAATATATGGGAACAACCTATGAACACAGTTAGGATGAATATTTGCAAACTCACCACTAAAAGCAACACTTAAAGGTGGAAACCTTGTATCTTTCCCACTAATGGAATAAACACGTCCTTGGTATAACGCACATACGGCACACGTAGGTGAATGCTCTGTCATCTTAACTAAATCATATCCAAGCTCAGTAAGCTGATTTGTAGTAGCTGTATTTGTTGCCTCAGCGGTGGTAGAACGTGCTACAGTTGAAGCGTAAGCATCTAAGCTTATCATTCTACCTCTCTTGTCCTTAATACCATTAAGGCCTTGGTCAATAAGCATATTAACAAGATTCTTTTTACATTCCTTAACAGTTTGACCAGTTGCAATTTTCCGAGATACTGCATCAAGTCCAGCTTTTCTCACTGCATCAGAAATTTGTCTACCAACAAAGTTGTTTGCATCTCTTAGGTCTTCAAAGTAATTTTTAGCAATAACAGCTATAGCCCCAGTATGAAGTTTTGAAAATCCATTACTTACAACTTGCTGACCCTTATCCTTTAAGTCTTGTAAAACCTCGTCAATAGTATCTTTGTAATAAGATTCAACTATTTCATTAGTCAGATTATAAGCTTGATTCGTAAGCTCAGATAATATTTGATTTACCTGAAATAATAAACTCTTTTGATAGGTTGCTAAATTTCCTTTGGCTTCTTTTTCAGCTATAGTTTTTACAAGCCCCTGTTGAGCCTCCTTATATATTTCAATGAGTTTCTGAACTAATCTATCATTCATTATTCAGCACCACCAGTATTTTGGTCTTCAATATCTCCAGTTACTGCAGTACTTGAAAAAGGAAAGTTTCCATTGCCCACAGGATTGACCTTAGATTCATCTTCATCAATTCTATCAATCTCAATCTGAGTATCTTCGGCACTTAAGTCGTCAAGCTCTTGAACTGCCCTATATTGACTTATAGTAGGTTTACCACCAGTTCTAATAGACATTATATTTGCCTGTTCCATTTCATCTTGAGGCAGACCGTCTTTCCATACAATACTTAAAGACTTCCCGGTTAAATCAATTATATTTTCGCCACCAAGCTGAGAACATAATTTTATAGCTTTTTTAAGAGCAGGATCCATTCGCATTCTTATACGGTTTACTTTTGCCAATGGAGAAATCATTAAACGTCTTAGAGCAATTCCAGAAAGCTGACCAACAGACCCTTTGTTATCCATATCTCCAAAAATCGTATTACCCATTTCAGAAATTACATAGAGAAGATTGATTATTTTGTCTATAATTTTGAAATTTGCATCAAGGCTAGCTTCCCATGTTACATACTCTAAAGGTGGATCATCTACACTATCCCGAGGAAAGTAATTCCCCATCTTAAGTTTCCATTCCCCAGTTTGTGGGTCTTTTTCAATTGCCCCACTAGGACCCTGTACAGAAGGTGCGGCATGCTTATCAAGTATCTTACAAACCTGACTTAAACGGACTTCCAATTCACTTAAAAGGCTACTCAAATCATCATAATCATTAATACCCGTAATCCTATCAGATGTAATGACGTTAGGTACATTTATTACGGCAAAATCTTTAAGCCCAGTATTAACAATGTCAACACTAAGAAGTTTGCCTATAAAAGAAGTAGGTCCAGTATCAAGCTGGTATTTTCTTTCTTCGTAACTACCTTTAGAATGAATCTGAACCTTAAGAAAACTCTGTTTAACTAGATTATTACCAAAAATTAAGCTAGAGAAGAAGCCGTTATTTGTATTTTCAGTTACATCATACCGCCAAGCCAAAACATGATATTTAATTTTTTTAAGGTTATCAGGTGATACTATAGGAAACCATATTGAGGGTTGAGTTACATCAATACTTCCTGTTTTACTGTCAGAATCTTTATAAACTAAAAAAAGCCCATCTCCATAACGACTAATATCAATCGTATTTTCATAAGCTGTGTTTATTAAATCTGAGTTTTCAATTATGTTATCAACGGCTTTCTGTTCATCACTGGAACTCTTATCAATTTTGAATCGTGGAAATTCCCCCAGAAGCAAATCAGCAGTCTTAAGGCTTATAAGTTTTTGATAGTTAGTCAATACAGCATAGCTTATTACTTGCTGCCAGTTTCCTATTACCCTCTCAATTCTTTTGAACTGATCCGCAAAAACTTCTGTGTGATTGCCTTCAAATATTTCTTTGTTCCTGGCATACATTTCAAGTCGCCCTCGTTCAGAAGCCGGGGGCCATATTTCACCGGGGTTTAAAAAATTTAAATCAGTTAGCAAGTCATCACCTCCTACAGTCCTTTAATAATTACTGGTGCACTATTACTTTTTCTTATCCCATCCATAGAATATCTAAGAGCATCTAGTAAATGATTATATTTATCTATTGGTTTATTTATATATTCACCTGTACTTTTATCCTTTTGCCATGTATAGTTTTTAAATTCCTCAATTGTATTAACGCAGCTAGAATGAACTATTATTTTAAATTGTTGCAAAAACTGAATTCCATTCATAATACTGTCTTTACCTTTTCTTGCAGGAATAATTCTATAAATACCAGCTCTTCGAATCTCTTCAATAGATTTTTGTTCAGCACAATCAGCAATTATTATTTCTTTTCTATAGCCTTTTTTTCTTATTTTCCCTGCTATAGCATCATTTAAAAGACCTTTCTCATAGAATTCGTCAAAAATATAAATCATCTTTGAGGTTTTATTCACCAATACACATATAAAGGCGCTAGGATCATTTATGTAACCAAAATCAAGTCCAAAAACTGCGGTTACATTATCATTGGCTAAAACTTTTCTAAAATCAAAACTTAAAGTATGCCAATTTGTATATACTAATTTATCAAGCGTAGCGAACTCACCAAGGGCATATATTTTATAATAGATGTAATTATCCTTTTCCATGGCAAGTAGGGCCTCAATATAATCAGAGGGCAAAAATTTGTTATCCTTAAATGTTGTATGCAAAACGGTTGTTGATTTTTTATCATATCCACTTTCGTCAAACCACTGAGAATAAACCCAATTACTTTTAGAAACTGGGTTAAACATAATATGAATCTGGTTATAAGGATTTTTAGACCTAAGTCTTAAATTAAGCTGTGAATATTCATCAAGGCTTATTTCTGTACCTTCTTCAATTACTATATCATCTATATTGGCAATGGATTTTATCTTTTCAGAATCATCAAGGCCCTTAAATATAAACTGGCTGCCATTAGGGAATTCTATAGTTAAAAGCGTTTCTCTGATATCGCAACGATCAAAGAGCTGCCAATCTGCAAGTACTGATTTAAACAAGGCAAAAATAGAATCTCTTAAGGTGTTACCAACTTTTCTAATAACAAGACATTTACGGTTAGGGTACTTAAGATATTTAAAAACCATCTTTTGAATTACAAAATGTGATTTTCCAGAGCCGGCGTTCAGGCACCACCATAAAAAACATTGAATCTATGTTTATAATCCTCTAAATAAGGCAAGTAAGCCTTATTAAATACTTTTTTAGATATATTAATTTTTAATGGTTGCATCTGACATCACCTCCAGCTTTCACAAAACTATATCCTTTTCTATTTGAGCATTTACCATGAATGTAGTTATATATTGTTTTAGGTGAAATATTTAAAAATTCTGCACATTTCTCTTTTCCAACAAACTTACCTATGAATACACCATTCTGATAAACAATTATAGTATGAGAAACTTTATTTCTAGCTTTTTGAGTTGCCATTTTCAAATTCTCTTTAAAATTTCCTAGGTCATTTTTATAAGCATGAATTGTATTTTCTTTCACAGTGCACCATTCTAAATTTTTATAATAATTATTCTTTTTATTACCGTCTAAATGATTAACCACTATCTTATCCTTTTCTTTCGGGCAAAACATTAATGCCACAAGCCTGTGAATTCTTTCATGTTTTAATTTCCCATTCTTGGCAACCAAGCAAACAGCATAATAACCATCTCTAGTTGTTTTGGGTTTTAAATATATTTGTCTTTTAACGCTCCATACTCTTCCGTAATTGCTTATTTGATATTTTCCTTCATAACCTTTAATACCTTCCAATAATTCTGATTCCACAGAAAACACTTCCTTCCATAAATGTTTTAAGGCATAAAAAAAGAAGATAACTAATAGTTACCTTCCAAAACTTTCCACCTCCTAGAAAATAAAAAATAAATATTTTTTAACCATTGACCGCTATTTTTCCAAAATATGGGGATACCCCCCTCTATTGAATATATTTCTACTCAATATACAGTACCTATTTCAATTCCATAGACACCATCACTGCACTTGCTTGATGGCTTCACGATTTCATCTTAATTATTATGAACTGCGTCAAATCGCAGTTTCACGCATAAGCTTAATACCATCTAATCCGCATGGTTGAGCCATTCATTGTTTTGAATTGCGTAAAACTACTCATCATCTTCCAATTTTACTTCAATATTGTTGTTTGTATTTACAATTTCTTGCTTATCAACCCAACCATAATTGTTCTTCAAAGTGAAGATTGCACCAGTAACAGAGTTCTTATAAAACAATGAATCTTCATACTCCTGTTCAATTCTTCTCTTAGCCTTTTTTATAGCGTTAATGTATTCCTGCTTTGTTGCCTCATCACATCTCTTTAGCCATCCATTCTCCTCTGCATTCTCATAGTTCAGAAGAGTTAGTCTATCAGTATTTAACCACCAAGCAAGACCACTCACAGTGATATGTTTCTCCTTATCTTCACACCACTGAAAGTATGCATCTATATTCTTCTTAAGAATCTCAGGACTCTTCCACTTCAAAGGATGTCCTCTTGACTTTTTATTTCCCATAAGATCACTTCCTTTCTATTCTTCTATAATGCAAATGTTATTCTGTTCTGTAGCTACATATAAATCTGTTGGATGACATACACAGAATATATAAGCTATATTGTCTCTTATATATCTAACTACTCCATATAGTCCATTCCATTCATTGTTATCATTAATTCTTACTATTGAACCACATTTCATAATATTCAACTCCTGCAAATAACAAAAGAACACCCATTACAGGTGTTCTTTTTGTACAAGATATTTTATTTTTTATAATTTTACACAATATCAGATTACTATATTATAAAAGGTACGTCAATGCCACTAAAAAGACACTTTTTATAGATATTAAAGTTACTGACATTGGCTATATTACTTGGATTACTGACATTTTGACAAGGACACTTTTTCATAGTTTTATACCATCTATTCCGAAAAATAATATACTTAAATCTTCAATGGCATTTCTTATATCCCTTCCGACGGTTCTTACATTAAGTTTAAAATGTTCTGCTGTTTCCTCATAAGTTGGTGATATATCATCTTTGGTTGGATCTATATACACGTATTTAATGATATCATATTTTCTTTCTTTAACTTTACCTTCACTTTTGCATATAGATTCATAATAATTCATGGCCTTGTTTATATGTCCAACTATAATTAACGTTCTTTTCCTTGTCCTGCTTAAAGCTTGAATATATTGTTCTTCATCATTTATGGATTCTATATCATCCAGTACATCTATTGCATTATCTTGATAAATTGCATTAGTTGAACTATCTGTAATTCTATTATGAACTTTAAAACCTCTATAATGCTTAAGCAGTAGCCTAGTATTCCTAAGTCTTCTGTCATATCTCTTTTTAGTCTTATAATATTCCTGCTCTTTTATATACTTTATACCTTCTCTGACACCTATTTTTACTGCTTCATCAACGCTTATATTTTGTTCCATGAAATCAACCTCCTAGCTCTTATATTTATGGATTCTAGCTTTTACTGCTTCAAGTAATGTATTTTGGCTTATTTCTTTACTACCTAAAGCTCTCATAACATCTTCATCAACTGTGTTTTTAGCTATTAAATGATGTATTATTACATTTTCCTTTTGGCCTTGTCTATAAAGTCTTGCATTTGCCTGCTGATATAATTCTAAACTCCATGTAAGTCCAAACCAAACAATTATATTTCCACCATATTGAAGATTAAGTCCATGACCTGCTCCTGCTGGATGAACTAACAGTACTGGTGTTTTACCTTCATTCCATTTTTTAATGTCCTTAGAATCTTCAAGTCCTACTGCATTTAATTTTTTAGATTTTAAAAAGCTTATTATTCTATCAAAATCATGTTGAAAACTATAAAATACTAAAACTGCTTTTCCATTGGCTGCTTCTATGATATCTAACAAGGCTTTTAATTTTTCCTCATGAATTTCAACAACCTCATGTTTTTCTGAATAGATAGCTCCATTGGACATTTGAAGTAATTTGTTAGTAAGTACTGCTGCATTGGAAGCTGTTATATCATCTTCTCCTAGTTCTAACACAAGATCCTTTTCAAACTGATTATAGGTATTCATTACTTTATCAGGTAAATTAATATTTATCTCATTATCTATTCTTTCAGGCATAGCCAAGTAATCTTCTGCTTTCATGGAAATGCAGATATCTGATATTTTATTATGAATTGCTTCTTCTGCACCTTCTTTAAGATTCCAGTTATAAACTACAAACTGATTTCTATTACCTGGCTTAAAATACTGCTCTCTATAGCTTGAGATAGTTTTACCTAATCTTTGTCCACCATCAAGTAAATAAAGCTGTGGCCACAAATCTAATAAACTATTAGGTGCTGGTGTTCCTGTAAGCCCCACTATTCTTTTAAAGTAGGGTCTAACTTTCCTTAATGCTCTAAACCTTTTTGCCTTAGAAGATTTAAAGCTTGATAATTCATCTATAACAACCATATCAAAAGGCCACTTATCAAAATATTCTTTAACTAGCCACTCTACATTTTCTCTATTAGTAACATAAACATCCGCATCTATATTTAAAGCTATTGTTCTTTCTTTTACAGTTCCTAAGACCTTAGATATTTTTAAATTAAGATGGTCCCATTTATCTATTTCAGTACTCCATGTATCTTCTGCTACTCTAAGAGGTGCTA